GAGTACGGACCGCCTGCAATCACTTCTGTAACAGCATCCGAGATTACATTACCTTCTTATGAGGGAATGGATTCTACATTTGTAATTGAGGTTGCGTAGTAGGGAGGTATCGGAGAATGAAATATCCGTATATCGTAAATAAAAACGGTATTTGGTACCCTGCCGGAGCAGATGTTCCGGAGGGTGCCGATTTTGTTGTTGATAAGAAAGTTATTGGCACAGTAAAAGATGATGTGGTTGAAATTACCGACAAAGAGGTAATTAAAGAAAATCAGTTCACAAAGAGCGAGATTACACGTATGTCTACCGCTGATTTAAAGGAAGTTGCAAAACTGAATGGAGTAGAAGATGCGGAAGATATGACGGGTGCGAAACTCAAAGAAGTGTTGATTGAGAAGTTTGAACTTTAGGAGATTGAACTATGAGTGTTGACTTAAAACAGGAAGTGTTCGATGAATTGAAAACTGAATTAGAGAATGAGCCGACATTCAAAGATGAAATTCTCATGCTAAAGGTTAAAGACGCTTACAGAAAAGTAAGGTCAAGAAAACAGTATCAGAACACTTTGTTTACGGAAGAACAGATTGAGAAGCATATGTATACTTGTCATTTCCAAGACGTTAAAGATATTGCTTTATATAACTTTAACAAGATTGGAGCCGAAGGGCAGTCAAGTCATTCAGAAAATAATGTTTCCCGATCATGGCGGTCAGAAGATGAAGTATTAGGAAATATATGTGCTTTTGTTGGCATATTATAGACGAATGTGCGTGCGGTTGCGTTGCGGGTACGACGTGATTGTGCAGGGTATTTCGCATAATTGGTGGTGGGCGGCGAAATTCAAATAAAACTTGAAGAGGTAAAGATATGGATAGTCCAATTACAAGGGCGGAACACAACGAGTTTGTAAAAAGAATTGACGAAGAACATAGTCGTACAAATCAAAGGCTTAAAAACTTGGAAGAACAGACAAAGCAGATGACGGATATTGCAGTTTCGGTTAAGGAATTGGCTATTAGCGTCAAACAGATGGCGGAAACGCAAAAAGTTCAAGGAGAAAAGTTGGAACAGTTGGAAGGTCGAGATGGAGAAATGTGGCGAAAAATTAGTAGTTACGTTCTTACGGCTATTATCGGTGCGGTTGTATGTTTTGTACTTACGCACATAGGATTGTGAGGTGTTTTGAATGATGAGTAATAAGGTTTATGACGCTTTGAAATGGATTTTATTAGTTGCAGTTGCACCTACAATCGCTTTGATTACAGGTCTTGGCGAATTATACGGATTTGACACAACGGTTATCGTTGGTACAATTTCACTTTTTGCAACATTTTTCGGAGCAATACTTGGTGTTTCAAACGTCAATTACAAAAAGCGAGTTGATTGCAAATGAGAACATTAAGAAAAAATAAGCAAAAAATGCACTATGCGTTGTTTGTAGAAACAAAAGAAGTTCCTATGGTCGATGAAGTTACCGGGGAAATTATTATTGATTATGTTGATAGTGATGGTAACGAATATCCAAGATTAGAAATGCAGGATGTGTACTCCGGCGCAATACCATTTTGGGGAAATATATCTATGAGTGGTGGCGAAGCAGAAGCGGTTGAATTTGGCTTGAATTTGGCTGATTATGAGGCTGTTTTGGTTATGGGTAAAAATAGTATACCTATTAAAGAAGGAAGCCTTATTTGGCTTGATACAGAGCCTATTGTGAAAGCAAACGGATATGTAGACCAATATTCTGCTGATTACAAAGTTATAAAAGTTTCACCGTCATTGAATGTAGATAAATACGTTTTGAAAAAGGTTGTGAAGTAATGGCAAAGTACACGTTTAAGTCGGATTTGTCGGTCAAGGGAATTGAAAATCTGCAAAAAGAATTGCTGAATTACAAAAACAACATATTACAAAGGAAAGTTCAAATGCTAGTTGATGCACTTGCTGAAAAAGGTGTGGAAATAGCAAAAGCAAACGTACAAAAATATGATGCGGTATTTACAAGCGAATTACTAAATAGCATACATAAAGAAAATGGCGGTGTTCATAATGGAACGGCTATTTTTTATATTGTTTGCGATAGTGAGCACGCTATGTTTTGTGAGTTTGGAACTGGGCAGATGGGGCAAGAAGCGCCTTATCCGTATGAGTTGCCCGATGGAGTTGATTGGGAATACAACACGGGAAAAACGATATTTGAAGTTTCCCCGGGGCAATACGGATGGTTTTACAAAAGAGACGGTCAATGGTATTTCACACAAGGTATGCCGTCAAGACCATTCATGTACGAAACGTCACTTGACTTATATCGCATAGTGGAAAAAACCGCAAAAGAAGTATTTAAAGGAAAGTAGGTGGTTGGATTGTGGACTACGGATATTGAATATCTTGTTTTGGCTAAATTGCGGGCGATTGTTGGAAAGAAATTAAAAGCAGATTACCCTAATTTGAATTTTACGAATGAAGACACAGCATCCACGCAACCTAAATTTCCAACAGTATACATTAAGAGATTGCCGGGTGGAGAAACAAGCCAAGATTTAGAACGAACTTCAATCAATGGCATTGTCAGCGGATTTCAGATTGAAGTCACAACAAACACTAAACAAAGAGATGCACAAGTTGTTGCAGACGAATGTTGTTTGGTTATGAAGTCAATGTCTTACGAAATGATTGGCGAACCCGTTCCGGACAACACACCACAAATTAAAAGAGTTGTCGCACGTTATCGAAGAAATGTAGATTACAACGACATATTGTAAACAGGTAACAAGGCAGAAATGCCTTTATTTTTTTGCAAAGAAATAGGAGGTAATAAATATGGCAACAGGTTTAAAATCTCGTGTTATTTTCCGCGAGAAAACAAAAGAAGCTAACGAAGAGAACTATTGGGAGGGAACGTATAAGCTCTTAATCAAGGCTAAATCAATCCCATCTCCAATCAATGCGCCGAACATGGTAGATACTTCTACACTTGAAGATGAAGTTGAAACACAGGAGGCAGGACGTAAACAGGCAGGTCAGATGGAAATTTCCGGTGCTTTTGAGAAGAAGTACAAAGACGAATTAGTTGCGCTTGAAAACACAGAACTTGACCTTGTTATTCTTTACGGTACAGATGGTAAAGGTTCAGAGGGTATGCTTGCGTTCCTCGGTAAAGAAACATTCTCGCCGGACGATGCAACAGACGAACACTTGACTGGTACAGTTTCAGTATCAGTAAACACTCAGCCAAGATGGATTGAAGATGACTATACTGTTGAAGTTGTAAACGATGCGTATGGCTATCCGGAAACAATCACATTGACAGCAAAATCTGCATAAGTTTTGAAAAGGTAAGGGGCGGCTTTCGGGCTGCCCCCTTTCCCTTTAACTAGGGAAGAAAGGAAAGGGTTTAAATATGGTAATTAAAGTAGGTAGAGAAGAATATACGATTGAGTTTACGTTTGAAGCGTCATTATATGGAGAATGTACAGAAAAAGTAATTGCTTTTATGTCGGCAATTCCGGAGAGCGGAGATAAAGACGCAATAAGAGAATGGATTAAGGGATTATCTGATATTCCGAGTATGGCTTTAACAATGCTTTATGCGGGATTGATGGAACATCACGGTGAGGACGGAGATAAAACTGTTCTTGAAAAAAGAGATGCAAAACATATTCTTCGTGAATATCTTGAGGAAAACAAAGATACCGAAGATGGTACGTTCTATGCGGTTGTCGAAAAAATGATTGCTCAAATGGGTGAAGACGGTTTTTTCGACAGGATCGGGCTGACGAAAGTTCTAGGGATAGAAGACGAAGAACCGAAGCAGCCGAAGATGCCACAAGACCACAAAAGAAAGACAACAACGAAGAAAACAACGTCAGCAAAAGTTGGCGAGAAATAGTATATGAGCAATATCTTCCAAGTGCTTTGGCAATGGGTGTTGATTATCGCTTGTTTTGGCACTTAAATCCGAAGAAATTACGGGCATTTGAAGAAGCGGACAGAATACGGACCGAGAAACAAGATTATTTGAATTGGCTTCTCGGACGTTACGTTATGTCTGCGCTTGATGCGTCTGTATGTAATTCTTGGTTGTGGCGAAACAAGGGAGATACACCGCATAAGTACATTGATAAACCTTTCTTGGTGCAAATGGAAGAAAAAGAAGAAGAAAACACATATAAAGAAGCAAAAGAGCAAATTGCGGTAATCGAAATGAAAAAGCGTATTAAAATGCTTGAAGAACAAGGATTGCCGGAAAGCCCTATGTAAAATTGGAGAGTGATAAAAGATGTCAAGAATTGGTATTGATGTTTCATCTTATCAAGGTGTGATTGATTGGAAAAAAGTCAAGAAAAGCGGTGTTGAATTTTCTATTTTGAAAGTTATCCGCAAAGACTTAAATCCGGACAAACAGTTTGAGAATAACTACAAAGGATGTATTGATAATGGAGTTGTTGTGCAGGGAGTTTACAACTATTCCTATGCAACAACAGTAATCAAAGCCATTTCCGATGCTAAAAAAGTGTTGG